ATGGGTCAATCAGTTCCAGGCAAAGGAGTACACGAGTGTACCACAAGAACTGATTGATCAATTACAGCTCGAAGTGAAAAAGCAGCGCATCAAAGACAAAACAGACCTGACGCACCGAAAAGTGCGCGAAATGCTAAAGAAGATTCATATGAATAAATACTACGAACACGCACCCTACATCACAACGATTCTCAACGGGGTGAAACCGCCAGCCATGCCTCAAGCCCTGGAAGACCGACTTCGACTCATGTTTGGGCAGATTCAAAAGCCTTTTGAGAAACATTGTCCCGAGAACCGTAAAAACTTTTTGAGTTACAGCTACGTCCTGTACAAATTTTGCGAACTGCTCGGTGAGGATGAATACCTACCGTGCTTTCCGTTACTCAAGTCGAAAGAAAAGCTGTACAAACACGACATTATATGGAAGAAAATCACCGCCGACCTCGGGTGGCAATGGATACCTACTTGCTGACCTTCACCGGGAACCACCAGTCGATAATCTCACAGGCCCGAATGGCCAAATAGTACATGAGAGACATGACCCGCGTCGATGTCTTCGAGCCTGTGTCTTTCACCACGGCAGCTGTAGCACGCTTCATCTCTGGCGTGAACATTTGAGTTTAAAATGTCGGGTGTTTTTAAATGATGAAATTTATCATCGCGCTCTTGGGCTACAAGCCCAAGGACGTGACGCGTAAAAAGGCGAGTCCTCCCAAAAAATCAGCAGCCAACGTCGAAAAGAAATTCAGACGTCTGTTGAAGAATGGGTACTCGATAAATCGAGCACGTTACCTTTCGAAGATGTGAGGTCCTCCACCTCGAGGTCACTCCCCGAATTGGGGAAATTTATCAGGACAGCTTCAGTCAGTCCCAGCAGCTTCATGTACATGCGCGTCTGGATGCGGTGTTCATCCTTGAGCGCCTTGACGGATTTCAATTCAACTATGATACGAGAATCCACGATCAGATCAGCACGAATGTTTCCAATTGCATGTTCATCAAACATGATTGGAACGATTCGCTCCGTCTGATACGGGATACTCGACTTTCGCAAGCCAACCTCCATGGCGTTATGGTACACGCGTTCCGAAAACCCAGGTCCGAGGGATTGCCAAACCCGGATCGCAATCGCCCGTACACAGTCCTTCATACTGAAGACTCTGCGGGGGGAGGGTTTAGGTTGAAGATTGGCATGTTTGCCTGCTGGACATTCTCGGAGCTCGAACGCTTGTAGAAACGCTTCTCGAGGACAGGGCTTCCACGGTAAACGACCGGGAACATCATACCATCAAACTTGGACGCATCGAGCGTCGCCTGGATTGATGCAATGACCTGTACCGGGAGAATGTCACCAGGCTTGAGTTCAAAGACCCAGTCGTTCTTTGCCGCCTCCTCACCATCCACAATCTCATCCTCGGGTGCTACGAGACGATTAAGCTGGTCCGTGAGTTCAGTCGTCACAAAACTCACAGGCACGACGGTCACATCAGTCGGGTCATCCTTGATACGGGCACGGTCGAGCCAATACTGCACCATTTCTACCTTTTCTTTTAATGTTGGTTTTAAGTCCTTCCCCCGTAGGGGGAAGTTCGCCGCAGTCCGCTTCGCGGCGCTGTCCAATGGACAGTTATTTAATGTTGGTTTTAGGTAGATGGAGACGACGTTGTACGTCGATTCCAGACAGAGGGATACGAAATTGTACCCGTCAGGGAACTCGTACACGCTGTTTCTTCAGTCGCCAGTCCATAACGTGAGCCAAGTGGACCTCATCTCTGCCAAAATCCCAAACACGATGTACAACCTCACGACGAGCTCGAACGTACTCGTGGTCGGGACATCCAATGTGGCTCTGAACCCTGGGTTTTACTCGACGTGTTCGCTCGTCGACACGTTCAACAACAGTGAACAAGTGTCGAACGTCGCTATGAGTTACCTGGAGGCTGAAGGCAAATTCCTCTTCACTGGCAATTTGACATCCGTCACCACATTGACACAGGAAATTGCAGAAATCCTCGGTTTGCCTCTCGGTACAACGCCATCAAGTCCTATTGCAACGAACGCAGTGTACCAGGGACTCTACCCAACTGCGAATGCGTACGTGGTGTCGAGTAACATCGTGAGTCTCGAGACGAACGATTACATCTGGCTTGACATTGAAGAGTTTCGGACGCCATTCACGACCGATGCACGGAAATTGATCCTGAATCCACAGGGTGTGTACACGACGACGAGCAACACATCGGCACGTTCGTTCGCCATTATACCGATGGATGTTCCGTCCGGTGGTATCAAATCGTTCAGAGAGGCTGCAGACTATCCTGTGTATGTTACATTCCCGTCACGACTCGACTCACTCGACCGACTCACAATCAGTTGGCTCGACCGAAACGGAAAACCACTGGATTTCCATGGACTCGACGTCAATTCATTCACGCTACGACTTCATACGATACATGTACCGGATCAAGTCGAACGTCCTGTCAGTTTACCACCACCCGTCCCATTTGAAAAGGACAATCAGAAGATTGTGTGGGGGGCGACGCTTGCATTGGTTATCGGGTTGATGTTGATTATTTTGGCTGGGAAGAAGAAATAACTCGTTCAGTCGGTCTCGGCGAGCTGGGCGGCGGTCATCGCTACGCGATGAACTTAGTACCCATCCTCCGTCATGACGGACATACCCTTGATGCGACGCTGCTCAGCCTGGGTCGTCTGACCTGGGACGCGTCGAACACCTGTGCGGTTGAACGCGAGGATGGCGAGGACGAGCAGCAGAATAAGAATGATGGTGGAGCGCTTCATTTGATAATAAGAGGTGAGAAAATTATGTGACACTCTAGTATGTCTTACTATACGTCCATCAGACATGCGACGCCGAAAAATATAGTTACAATGTACGCCCCGAGTCGAGAGTACCAAAAAGCTATCCGGAAAGCTTCTCCAGCGACGGTTCGTAAGATGATTAAGGAGGAGAATACGCGGCTCAAGTACTTGGCACTTCATGCCGTGGACAAGAAAGCAAAACAAATTGCAAATTTAACCGCAAAAAACAGAAACATAAACAATGTTCGAACAAGTCTCGCTGGGTACATAAGAGAGCTCAACACAGTTCGGACCCAGAATTGGTCAAACAACGATACTCGTCTGTATGCGTACTACCCGTATCCACGTCTCACGCTCCGAAAGATAATCTACTACCTGAAGCAACACATGAAACGTCTCGAGTTTGCAAAGTTTCTCGCCGGGAGAAAGGTTGCAGAGATGATGATGCCAAAGGCGAGGGCCCATTTCATGAGTCTTTAAAACTTCGTACGCACCCACGCCGCGTTCTTGAGCACGGTTCTCTGTGCCGTCGGGGAGGTACGCTTGAGGTAACGCGCCAGAATCTGGAGCCGACGGAACACCGCCAACGGCGAGTTGCTCTTCATGGCAAAGGTCAGAGACTTGTAACGGTTCGGCACGTTGGCTGACACGGTATACCCGTACAGCTTGCCTGGCGACAGAGGCGGAAGCGTGTACGGACCTCTGCCTGGAAGACCACGGTTTCTGATGGTCGTCGATCTGACGCGGACGGTGCCACCTGAAATGTGACGCGTGTAAGCGCGGTGGTTAGGGCTGGCTGGGACGCGGATCATAAGTGGCTTGCGACGGAAAGAGTATGCGCGACGACGGATGGTGAGCATTGTTACTGTTTTGTGAGATAAAAATTCCCATCCACCGTCCTCTCGTCCGGCGAACGATGTGCACTCCGTGCACATCGTCTTAAAAAAACAGACTCCCTATTTTCCAATGAAGTATGTCGTCGGTGATTTCGAGTCTACGGCTCAAAAGATTATACACTCGATAAGCTTCGCCCCTGTGAACGTCACCGAGAAAAAGACGTGGGTATCACACGGACGTCATCAAAACCCGGAGTACCGCAAGAATCGGTCGGTGACGCACGGTGAACTCCGAACCATCTTCATCAAAGAGGCACTCGATGACCCTATGATCGCCGAGAACGATCGCGTCCAATCAAAGCTGGGCCGGACCATCATCCACGGACAAGAGGCGGTCGTCCTTCCGTTTCGCGACGCCATCTGTGAGTTTATGCACTGTGTGTGGGAGCAAGGGGATGGCAACTGGCTCGCACACTCGATGGATAATGAACTAGAAATTCTACAGGTGACGGACAAACACTTCAAGACGGGTCTGTTTCCGAAACCGCTCCGGGCGTTCCCGGACCACTCGACGATTCCTGGGTGGTCGAAGCTCGCCAAGGTGTGTACGCAACACATTCTCACGACTCGGTGTCCCGATTTCTTTGCGAAGTACCAGGCGTGGATGACGATGAATGGCTGGACGCCGACAAAGTTTTCATCTCGTCTCGAGGACTTTGTTCGGTTTGTTCGGGATGACCGAGAATATTCTCAGCAGCACATTGCTCCGTGTGACGTGATTGATCTGTGTGAGGTTCTGGCGGCTGCGAATCCTCCCCTAGACGGCAAATCGTACATGATTTCGACACCTGTGTACGCGTGGAGTGGTACCCAAACGAAAACATCTTCAGCTTCGCCTCTGTAGAAACCCCAAAATCAAACATCTCAATCTTAGCCATGTCGATATCGATGAAAGGATAACTGTACCGGGGTCGCATACGCATCATCGTATACAAAATACTCACCAGGTACGATTTCAGATTACGCGTGTCATACTCGTGTGTTTCTGACCATACAGACCGCATAACCTTAACATCCGCGGATCCGACGAAAATTCCACATGGTGTATCCTCCATGGTACCGCCGTCAATATATTTTCTCCCCTGGTGTTCGACGGTCGCAAACAGGAACGGCACGGCGATGGTCATACAGAGCGCATCCACAACGGACACGTCGGGCGTCGAGTCGCATGAAAAGTATTCGGTACGTCCCAGGTTGACACAGTATGCGCTAATGTACACCTTTGGCATCGTCGGGCGAAGAGCTTGCAGCTCACGAAACGTCAGATCCTCTTTGCTGAAAAAGACCCTGATGATGTCGGTGATGACGTTTCGAATCTTCTTTTGACTGACGAGTCCAAAGTTTTTTAGGAACTGACGGATGTTGGGTTTCATGATATCCTTTATCGGAATGTCCACCGAGTAATCCAAAATCGTTTTGATGTTGCCTTCGGCGACGACGTAAAAAAAGGCGAGGAGCCCACCGGCACTCGCCCCTGAAATTGCTTCGAGATTGTCTAGTTCGTGACAATCTCGAAGGGCGCCCATCGCGCCAAGAAATGCAAAGTAAGCCATCGCACCTGGACCAATCGCCAGATGTTTCATTAGTGTGTCAGTGACTTTTCACTTTAGGCTAAGCATATAAAGTGTCGAACGTACCAGTGCTGTAATCTCATCCTGAATGTTCTTGAGATACGAGTCTCGTGGAAGGCGCATGCGGCGAAGCTGTGTCAGAAGCGAACGGAAATACAGTTTGGGGTTGCGGGCAATCGTGCGGCGGCCGACGATGATGCGGCGAAAACGACCATACTTACCCATGTATGCCTCGGCGTAACTGTCAAACAGAGGGACGATACCCTCATAGTACGCCTGGAGCGCCTTGTGCTGCGCAAACGAATTGGTCGTCAAGTGAAAGGCGTGTGCCTGGGTACGGGAATTCATAAGAAGACCGACGTACTTCTGACCGTTCATTCTTAATAGTAGGCGGCGAAATTCTTACGGAGGAAGGAGAAGACCAGGGCGAAGACCAGGGTGTGCACGCCCACAGCCAGCAGGGAGGACTGACCAGACATAAAGACACCCTTGCCTGCTGGGGGAATCGTCAGAAGGACGCCTGGAGTCAGCAGCACGAACAGGATGGCGGGCACGATCATGTCAGCGGGGCGCAGGGACACCTTGAGCACAAACTTGGCAATCAGGTAGTACACCAGCGACAGAACCAGGGCGTGCACCAGCACTGGGCTGGGGCCCACGCGCAGAAGCAGGCCCGGGCTGAGCAGGGCGAACAGGATGGCTGGGGTCAGAATCTTGGGGCCGGTGATATCCATGATAGCAGATACTATCTACCGAGAAAATTGTCGGACAAATTCGGCAAAGTTGTGGAAGGATGCCCTGTTCATCAGCGTGCTGTTGAGGTGGTTGTCCTCGAGATACTGACGAAGGGACATCCACATGTTGAGGACATCCTCCGAGTGCCAGTCGTGCCAGTCCTGAGGAGCGAGCACGAGCTCATGGTCCTCCTGCTCGTCGTAAGCATCATCGATGTCGTCAACACCGGTGAAAGCGTCGTCACGGTACTCGTTGTTGATACCCATTGTTTGTACTTGTTCTTTCTGGGGCTCGCCTTTTTAGATAGGTGGAGGCGTGCGAAGCACGTCTCCTTCGCCGCGTAGCCTGTTGTTTGCCGCTGCGCGGCGGGGAGTGCGAAGCACGCCTGTTTAAGCGGTTTTCTTGACGGTGATGGTGTTGCGTTCCTTGACTGGAGCGTGGTCGACTATGATCTGGTATACCTGCTCCACTTTAGTTTCGTCGTTGCTGAAGTACGCACGCAGACCCGCCAGAATGACATTCTTGGTGATGCTGCCACGGGACTCTTTGGTGTGCAGAGAAACCTTCTCCTGATTCACCTTGACCGTGTCAACATCCTGGGTCTCCTTAATTTCCTTCATGTGGCTCTGGACCTGTGCCCGGAGCTCCTTCTCACGTTTGTTTAATACAGCCATGTCTTTCCTCGCAGCAGCAAGCTGGTGCTTCAAGGAGAGCCATTCAGTCATGATGAGTTTAAACTCGTCCATTTGTTATTTAAAGTTGTTTATTTTTTAAGTACGTACACACCCATAACGATTAATGTGACCCAGAAAACAGGAGTTGGTTTCCAATTCATACGTTCTTCTAGTTTCCAGAATGGAGGCATAAATTGGTAGCCTGGTGTCATAAATGCATATAACCACAAAGCAAATATGATAGTGAGCAAGATAATATCAAAATTGTTCATTTATGTTTACGAACATTTACTTCTCGTAGCTGTTCTCAATCTCGAATTTGGGGCGCATCGTGTCCGGAGGAATGGTGGACAGGTTAAAGATGCTCACTGCCTCGCGGGGGTTGGGTGGCTCGGAGCGGAAGTCGCGGTTGGCGTTACGCAGGTTGCCGCCGATCGTCTCGGGGAAACCAATCTGTGCACGCGGGTCCAGGAAGTTCTGACCAGACAGGATGGCGTCTGGGGAAAACTGACCAAAGTCCTCGGTCGTCACCACCTCCTTGGGAATCAGACCCACGTTGGTGTTGTCGTACACTGGCATATCGACCGTGCGCATGACGGAACCGCTGCCAACCTCGAAGGGGGCTGGCTCATCGATCGAGTTGAAGGTGCCACCTGGAGCAGAGATATGGCCACCGCCCTGCATGATACGGGGAGCATCGCTGGCTGGCTTACCATCGTCTGGCGAGGCACCGACTGGGTCTTCGCCTGTTGGGATGTAGCCGCTACGCTGAGGATAAAATACCATCATGGCAA